GCTCGCGTGGGCCTGCTTCGAGCGCAAGAAGCGCGCGTACAATCTCGATGTGCTGGCGAGCTAAGTGATGGGCGTCGTCACAAACCTCCGCGACGGTTTCACCAACCTGCTGGCCGGCCTCGGCGTGCCCGGCCGCGACAAGTTCATGTCGCAGCAGTACGCGTTCACGCCGATGTCGCTCTACGAATGCGAGATCGCCTATCGCGGCGACTGGATCGCGCGCAAGTGCGTCGACATCCCGGCGTTTGACATGACGCGCGAATGGCGCGCTTGGCAGGCCGACCAAGACCAGATCACGCTGCTTGAGACGTGCGAGCGCGAGTTGTTCGTGCAGCAGAAGGTGCAGCAGGCGCTGGTCAAGGCGCGGCTGTATGGCGGCTCGGGTATCGTCATCGGTGTCGAGGCTGGCAATCCGGAAGAGGAGCTCGATCCGGAGACGGTTGGCGAAGGCGATCTCAAGTTCCTGCACGTGGTGCCGTGGCAGTATCTATCGATGGGGCCGCTGGTCTGGGACGTGACGTCGCGATACTGGGGCCAGCCGAGTTGGTATCAGCTCAACACCTTGGGCACGGGCGCGCGGTTCGGGCAGCCGAGCATGAGCGCCGCGGCGTCATTGGCGAAGGGGCCTGGCTCGGATGTGAAGCTGCATCCGTCCCGCGTCGTGCGGTTCGTCGGGCTGCCGCCACCGGATGTCCTGACCTCGGCGACCATGTCGTTCGGCGACAGCGTGCTGCAGCCGGTCAACGACGCGATCAAAATGTGCGGGATGGTGAATGGCTCGCTGGCGACGCTGATCTCGGAAATGAAAGTCGACGTCATCAAGGTGCCGAATCTGAGCGAGGCGCTGTCGACCGACACCGGCACGTCGCAATTGATAAAGCGGTTCAGCAACGCCAATGTCGCCAAGTCGGTGATCAACACCATCCTGCTCGACTCCGGCGAGGAGTGGCAGCGCATCTCGACCAACCTGAGCGGAGCCCAAGAGCTACTGACGGCCTATCTTCAGATTGCCTCAGGCGCTGCGGATATCCCGGCGTCGCGGTTTCTCGGCCTGCCACATAAGGGCCTCAACACCACCGGCGAAGCGGATTTCCGGAACTACTACGACCGGCTATCGAGCGAGCAATCGGTGAGTTTGACGCCGGCGATGAACATTCTGGATGAGGTGTTGATCCGGTCGGCGCTCGGTGATCGGCCGGATGAAGTCTATTACGAGTGGAATTCGCTCTGGCAGATGACCGACGCCGAGAAGGCGGATCTCGCCCTGAAGAAGGCACAGACCTACAAGATCGACGCCGATGAGGGGCAGATACCGTCGACGGCGTTGGCGCACGCGCGCATCAATCAGTTGATCGAGGACGGGTTCTATCCGGGCCTTGAGCAGGCGCTCGAGGATGCTGCGGCCGAGGGCGATACGGTCGAGGAGCAGAACGCGCCCGCGCCGCCGCCGCCGCAATTGGCGCCGTTCACGGGCGGGCTGCCTGCTCCGAACGAGCAGCCCGCGCCGCCGGCCGATCCGATCCCGCCACAGCTGGCACCACCGAAGCCACCGGGAGCTAATGATGGTCGCCCTTTTGACGATGGCGGTCCGGGGTCCGGGCCGCGTCCTGGGCAAGGCAGGATCAGCGCGCTGAAGCAGCGCATGAAAGATTTTGTCCAGTCGGGACAGGCGAAGGAAGCGATCGGCAAGGCTGCCGACAAGGCCCTGACAAAGGCGAAGGAGTCGCAGAAGGAATTGCTGTCGGGGGCGGTGACGTTCGGTTTGTACCATGTGGCCGGTGCTGATTTCCCTGCCGATGTCGAGCACGCAATTCATGATCAGGTTGCCCACCTGTCAGAAAATCTTGCGGTCACCAAGCTCATGGCGGTCGGCATGATGAAGGATGCGGTCAGCAAGCTGAAGTCGCTGCGCGGGATCAAGGACTCGATCGATGATGACGTCGAGCTCGACGCCGCCTTGGTGAAGCTGTCGAAGGTTCTCGACAAGCTGGAGGCGCAGTACAAGCAAGAGGAGGAGCCGTCGCCATGACGATCCAGATCATTAACGGCCCGATCATATCCGCTGGCGAGTCGCTGTCGGATGAGATCGACTGCAGCGCTGGCGAGCTGGTTCGTATTACGATGCCGGGGGCTTGGACGGGGTCAGCGGCGCTGACGTTCCAGATCAGCACCGACGGCATATTCTACAATGATTTATTCGGGCTCGACGGCTACGAGATCGCGCTACCGGTCGTTGTCCCTGGCGCGGCCGTGATCGTCCCATCCGACATTGGCCGCGCCGTTGTGTTCATCAAGTTTCGCAGCGGTACGCGGTCCGCTCCGGTGGTGCAGCAGGACTTGCGCGATTTCGCGGTGGCGATCGACAGCCCTGCTGCGGCGAGCGCCGAGGCGGCTACTCCTGGCCGGCGCCGGCCTGCTGAATAAGCTGGTCGACCTTGGTCTTGGCATCGGTGATGGCTTGCTGGAGTTGTTCGGGATTGTTCTTCGCCGCAGCAATCTTGTCGAGGGCGGTTTTGACCTGTTGGGCAGCGTTTCGGACGTCGGCCATTGTTTCCTCCTTTGAGGGGTTGACGCGGTTCCACAACGTTGCGTCGAGCAACACGTTCCGAAGAGGGCAATGAGCGATCCAACCGGCACGACGCTATTGCGCCGCAGCTTCCAGGCCGAGGGCAATCGCCGATTGGGACGGTTAAGATCCGCTACCCATGGCATCCTGGTCGAGCACGACCTGATGGCGGCGCGTAACGGGCCCTTGGCGCAGATGCTGCCGCGTCCCGGCGACCGGCTGGCGGCGTTCGCACAATGGTTTGAGCAGACGGTCAACGAGCAACTGCTCGGCGGCCGTTGGTGGGAGAAATTTTTGGAACGGGCCTATCAATCCGGGTTCGTTGCAGGTCGCTCCCTTCTCGGGGGCGTGGATCGAAACGTTGCAGGCAGTGCGCTGACGGGCGGTAGTCCTCCCAGCCCCACGCCGTTGCCGGCGGTGTTCCGCGAGCTCGCGCAGCGCGAGTTTGCGGGCATCGCGGCGGCCCTGGTGCAACAGGTGAGCCGCCAGGCGGCCGGCGCCGCGATCGGCCGGCGCAAGCCGCAGCCGATTTATCGGCAGGTGCTGCCGGTGCTGCACAAGGTCGGCGGTGCGCGCGTGCGGGCGGCGGCCAACACCATGGCGGTGAAGTTGCATAATGCCGGACGGCTGGAGCAATTCCGCGCCGCCGGCATCACGCTGGTTGGCATCGACCCGGAGCGGCTCGAGCTGCAAAAACCGTCGTTTCTATCCGCGCTCCCTTCTCGGGAGCGACCAGCAACAAACCCCAAATGGTATCCCAGGCACGACCACCGCGTCCACATTCACGTGCACGATCGCGAGACCGAGCTGGAGCGAAGGCTGCGGGAGGTGAACGAACTGCTGCAACAGCAGCGGAGCCAAAGGGAGCAAGTCTCGGCACAAGCGCAGGCCGAACTGGCAGCTCTCAAGACGAAGCTGGAAGCCGAGATCGCGGCGCACGAGGCCGGGGCCGAAGTTGGGGAGACGGCGGCGCAGGCGCGCGAGGCATTAGCGAAGGCGCAAAAGCAGGCCAGTGCAGAAGTCGCCACGGCAAAGGCCACAACAGCGGCGGGCGAGGAAGAGGCCAAAGCGGCTTGGCAGGCAGTGCTAGCCGCCAGGAAAGAGGCGCGGGCGGCCGAGTACGCCGCGAAGACTGCCGCGCGGGCCAAACCAGCATCCAAAGCCAGGGCAAGGACTGCCCCAAAGGCCGCCGCGAAGGCTGTGGAGTTGGTTAGCGTTGCGACCGCGGGCGATGAGCGCGTGTGCGACATCTGCAATGACCTGGAAGACGAAGGCCCGTACTCCCTCGAAGAAGCTCAGGCGCTGCTGCCAGCCCACCCGCACTGCCGGTGCAGCGTTGTTCCGTATGAGCCGCCAGAAGAAGACGATGAAGACGATGACGAGGAATAGGTAAGTGGCCATCACCGTTCGCGTCGCCGGTGATCCGATCAGCGGGCAGCTCACCCGAAATCTAGATAAGCATCGGCAAAGGGTGGCGCGCGCCGTTGAGGCCGCCACCTCTCAGCTCGCCGAGAACATTCTGGAGAAAGGCCGCGAGGATATTTCAGGTGCCGGCAACTTCGGCTCGCGCTGGACGACGGGCTTGACCAGCGATGTCGGCGGCAGCGGCAACGTCCGCACCGTCACGATCAAACAAGCGGTGGCCTACTGGAAGGTGTTTCAGGACGGCGCCGTCATCAGCGGCAAGCCGCTGCTGTGGATTCCGATGAGCTCTGCGACCGAAGCGCAGGGCGTCAGCGCAAAGGACTTTCCCGGCCGGTTGTTTCGGGTCGAGCGCAAGTCCGGTGGCGTGCCGCTGCTGATGTCGGCCGACGACAAGCAGGTGAAATACACCGGGCACGAGAGCGTTCGCATTCCGAAGAAGTTTCATCTGGTCGAGATCGCCAACGCCGAGGCGAAGACGTTCGGCGCGCTGTATCGCGTTGAGATGACGAAAGGCTAGCGATGCCAACGACGGTT